GTGTCGACGACGGCGGTGACGGTGTCGCGTATCTCGGGCCAGTTGTCGCGCACCCATTCCACGACCGCCTCGAACGCGACTTGGATACCTTCGCCGATGCGTTTCACGACTGGCAGCACGTTCGCCTCGATCCACTCGAACGCCCTCGGTAGCTCGGTCTGGAGGACCGGTATCACGTCGGCGACGACGAACGCGGCGAGGTCAGCGAACACGGGTAGCAGTTTTCGGGCGACCGTTTCCTCGAGCTCGCCCATAGTCGCCTTAAGCATGTTTTGCGACGCGGTGAGCTGGTTACCGCCGGCCGCGAACGCTGCCTGCGCGTCGGTCGACTTTTCCATGATGAGCGCTTGAGTCGCGAGGGCCCGGTCCTGAGCGGTGATCGCTTCGCGGCCGTCGCGTTGCGCGAACGTGAGCGCCCGCTGATCGACCTCGGCCTGGCTAATGCTGATACCGAGCGACTTGAGCGACTCGCGCTCGCCTAGTAGCGCCTTCTGGAGAATCTCGGCGGTTTCCTCGACCGAGCGCTGACCGCCCGACCATTCCGACAGGGCACCGGATAGGCCGACGATCTCGGTCGACATGTTCGCCGCTTCGTCGGCGGTGAATCCCATCGGCTTCAGTAGGTCGCCGGCGTTAGCGGCGAGGCCCTGCGCGGCGGTCGACGTTAGACCCATCCGGCCGGCGACCTCGTCGGCCCAATTCTCTACAGTCTCGAGCGACTTCCCCGAGAAAACCGTCTCGATCTTTTTGTCGAGGCTCGTAAGTTCTTCGCCGACCTCGAACAAATGCTTACCGGCGACGACCGATAGACCGACCGCAGCGCCGCCCATAACGGCGAACCCTTTGCCGATCTTGACGCTAGCGGAGCCCATCTTGCGCGTGAACTGGTCGAGCTTCGAGGTTGCGCCCTCTATCCCTTTCTTGAACTTTTTAGTATCGGCGACTATCGCCACTTCGATAACGCTCGAGCTCTTAGCCATGATGCATCCTAGAACACGTCGCGAATCATGCGCCGAACCTCGTCGTTATACGCCTCGACGACATCCTGGCGGCGGTCGTCGAGCGCCTCGTACAAAAATGGCTGAGGCCTAATGCCCCGCCGGCCCCATCCGTAGTGGACCGGCGCAGCGTATGGGACACCGGTACGGCTTTTTCGATTGTTGCCGGCCCGCACCGCTGCTTTCGCGGTGCCACCAAAACCACGGATCGAGTTTTTTAGCGCGCCCGTGCGTACCGGTACTTTCGTCTTCGCGGTGCCGGCGACGTCGTCGGCGAGGCGTTTGTGCAATACCTTTAGGTCTGACATATCCTCGCCGGCTTCGCGAAACGCTTTGCGTAGCTGCCGGCCGCCGGTGACCGTTACCGCTTCTTTGGTCACCGTTCACCTCTTTCGGTTTTGTTCTTTCAAGATTGCGTATAGCGCTCGGATGATGTTGATATCGGCGTCGAGGAGTTCGCTGATGGGTTGACCGGTGGCGATAGCGAGCTCGGCTATCCGGTAGGCGTTTCCTTGCCGGGTAAAGGGGCCGTGTCGACCTCGAAATCCATGTCCTCGATCTGGGCGCGGAACTTGTCAAACGGTGGCACGGTGTGCCCGTCGTGACGTCGTTTCTCCCAAGCAAGCCACGCAAAATAGCCAAGGTTCATTTGTTGAATAGCGGTAATACCAGACTCGAGTTTGTAGTGCGCCTCGAGCGCCATAATGGTTCCCGTGTTCGGCCGCGCTGAGAACGTTTCGCCGGCGGTCGTCGTGATCGTAATTTCGAGGTTTATCACGACGTAGCGATGGTGACCGCGCCCGACATCGGCCAGGTGACCGAGAACGTTGCGAGGTCGCCGACGTTTGCGTCGATGAACGGCACCTCGGTGACGAGGCAGCTAACCGAGTGCTGCGGGTTGGTCGCCGAGGTCGCGTCGCTGGTCGGCTTCACGGTGACAGTCGTGAGCGTGTTGATGAGCCCGACGAGAGTCGCGTACGTTTCCGAGACGGCGAAATCGGACTGGAACTCAATCGATACGCTGCCATCTTGGAGCCCGCCGATGCGGGTCACGTTCGCGGAACCAAAGGCGGTCGTTTGCACGTCGGCCCCGGTCGGCGAAAACGATACCGAGGTGCAATGATCTGACAAATCGACCGAGTTCACGGTCAGCTCGACGTCTAGCGCTGCGAATACGGCCATTTTAGGTGTCCTTCTTTTTGGTAGATTTTAGGTCTGCGACCGGTTTGACATGGCCGGCAGCGACGAGGGCGTCGATATTGACGCCGGCGAGGTCCGCGGCGGTGAGCTCGTCGCCGATGCTGCGGCCAGCTACCCGGCGGCTAGAGACTTTGTATTTAGTCATCGTGCGTACACCTCGCAATTAAACCGGGCTCCGACATATTCGGAGTCTGCAAATCCTATCATCCCGTAGTCGCTCGCTGAGGTGACCACTACCGCAGCGGCCACGCCGCCGAGGGTCGGGTCGGCCTCGAGCGCCGTCGGCACCGAATCAGCGCCGGCGATGAGAGCGTCGAGCGTGTCTTGATTCCATTCCTCGGCCATCGGTTGCACCAGCGCCAAAATGTCGAAATTGAACCGGATTAGCTGCCCGCCGCTGCCCTGCATCGACTCGTGATAGCCGGCGATAGGCCGGCCCGGTACCACGACGGCGCACGGGGCGACAACGCGGCCCGGCACGGTGTCGTACACGACAAGGAACGTGTCGAGGGTTCGGAGCCGTACGGCGAGCCCGTCGCGGATCGCGGCGTACGAAACCACTAGGCGGTGCTCAGAACTTTGTACTGCTGGAGGAGCGCGGCCACGTCGGGATCTTGTCGGCTAATCCGCATCGGGCCCCAATCCTGGAACCCGGTCGTTATCCCGAGCGGGCTTGAGCGTCGCTGGTAGTACCTCGCGGCGAGCATAAGCGCGGCTTGCTGGATCGCGTACGGCACGCCGGTGCTGACCTGGTCGCCGTAAGCCGCGGTCACTTGCACGGTGGCACGGTTCGACGTGTACATCGGCCAGGTGCCCGACACGTTTCGCAGCATGGTAAACGGGGCCGTGTTGAACGGTTCGACAACGAAATCGGTCGTAATCGTGAGAGTCGTGTCAAATGTGCCGTCGTTGCTTGTGTCGGTCTTTACGACGAGGCCGGTGAGCGTGTTGAACTGGTCGACGTACACGACCGACGGGTCGGCCGGCCGGAACACTCGAGCCTCGCTGGTTGACTCGAAATCGGTGTTGCATACGCCGTTGACGGTTTCGGTAGCGGCGTTCACCGCAGCGGTGAGCTCAGTATCTTGGCTCGCCTCGGCGCTAGGGATACCGAGGTATGACTTTACTAGCGAAATCGTCGTGTAGGCCATTCCTAGCCCTTCTTAGCGGCTGGCTTCTTTTTGGTGGCCTTTGCTGCTTTGGCCGGTTTCGGCGCGTCAGCGGGCGTTACGGGGCCGCTGGGCGTCTTTTTGACTCTTGCGGGTGCCTGCTTTTCCCAAAGTGTCGACATTTGCGCCTTTCTGGATGAGGGGCCCCGTCGCCGGCAGAATGGAGAACGGCCGGCGACGGGGTGCGGGTGCCCGGTGTCGCGTATTCGCGACGTTGGGCGGGCGGGGTTAGAAGGTCGGGGTAACCAGGCCGGTGCCGCTGATGACGGACACAGACGCCGGGTAACGACCGCCTGCAAATGCGGCGTACTGGTACGAAACCATTGTTACCGTCAAATTAAGCCCGGCCGTTTGATCCATCCGGACCATTGCCGGCGAGCCTGGATCCTCGAACAGGAGCATGTCGGCACGGCGGACGATGTAAATCTCGTCCTCGTTTGTGCCGGCACCGGCTGCGGTGGTCACGTTCGCGTCGGATACGACGGGTAGGCCGGCGATGCTTGCGCCGGTGTTGCCGTAACCGGCGACCGGGCCGACACCCATCGCGTTCGATGGCACGTTCTGTGAAGGGACGACCAGCGGACGGTTCGACGAGTCGACCGATGCCTGGAGGAAGGCCAACCGGCGAGGGTGCATGACGATGAGGTCAGCGCCGGCGTACCGGTTGCTGTTGACCTGCTGGATGCCGTCGACGATCTTCGAGTAGAGCTCTGCTCCGGTCGGGCTGGCGTCGGTGTACGTCACGCCGTTGGTGCCGGTGATGCTGGTGAGTCCGAGCATTTGCCCGGACGAGCCGGTGCCGTTCAGAAGCTGATTGTCGAGCTTCGTGTTGACTGCGCCGAGCATGTCTGCCGTGACTAATTCGTCTACGCCGGTGCCTCGCTCGATGGCTTGACGACTGAGCTGTTGCCCGGAGGCTATGGTCCGGATGTCAATGGTCAGAAGCGTGTCGTCGATGTCGGTCTGGGACACTGCGTCGTTCTCGGCGGCTTGCACGGCTGCCGTCGCACCGGTCGTAACCCGGCTGATGTTGAGCGTCATACCGTTGTCGCCCAACGGGAGCTGGGTGCACTGGTCGGCAAACGGGCGTCCTGCGCGGGCCAAATCGGCCGCCCAGTTTGTGAGGTACTG